AGTGGGGTAAGAGAGTTCTCCCGCTTCGACAAACTTCAGGTCAAAGCGGACAATACGCCCTTCACTCTTCGATGTGCTGACCCGAACTTCCCCATCAACACAGACTTTCAGCTCACCGTAAGTCGGATGGACAAGCGTGCCGGGACCGGGTTTATTCAGCGCGTCAATCAGGCGATCGCGCTGGTCAAAGCAGTCATCTCCCACCACATAAGCTGTGATGGACGGGCGGAAAGTGATTTTCCCCAGGTCTTCGGTATAGGGTTTGTCGCGGTTCGGGTATTCGTGCGTTTCCACACGACGACCGGTTCCCGCACTTTCTTCTTCAACCTTAAACGGCACACCGCGAAATGACGCGTCCTGAAGTCTGTCTTTCCACGTCATATAAACTCCGTACATAAAAAATCCCACCGGAGTGGGACTCATTAACAGATTAATTTGTCATTACCTGCCAAAGCGCGTATAGCCAACATCATGGCTGACATCAAAACCGCTGGATCGCGTTTCCATAACCCGCATACCCGGAGGCGAATTCACAAAAGAGACCTTGATCTCACCATCAACTTTTGGCGCAGAAGCTTTGTTAATCATGAAGGGATTCGGGCCTGTGGCACCGGAGGCGTTGTTTGACTGAGCCGGATCCACCGCCGGATAAGGTGTGTATCCCCGCGCCGGTATTCCCGTCCCATAAGCATCATAAGCACCCGCGCCCCACTGCGCAGAGTTAATGGCATCGACCGTGTCACCGGAACTGTCGGTAAACCACTCAATAATTGGCTTCAGCTTGTCCCACATATCCTGAAACCACTTAACAACCGGTCCCCAGTTATTGATTACCATCCCCAGCGGCGACCAGGCAAAAACCTTCTTCAGAAGTTCCCAGCCAGCCTCAAAATAAGGACCAATGGTTTCCCAGAGCTTCTTGAAATAAGGTCCGACAACATCCCAGTTAGTGATAATTAATCCCGCAGCCAGGGCTATCGCCGTCGCAATCATTCCAATCGGCGTCATCGACATGATCCTGCTGACAATACTGATGGCACCGCCAACGCCCATCAATCCCAGTTTCAGAATCGCAAGACCGGCAGCAAGCCCGACGACGCCGCGAATAACCCGGGGATTTTCATCCGCAAACTTCGTGAATTTTTCCCCTAACTCCCCCAGCCATTGCGTGATATTTTTGGCGTCACCAGAAAATGCGCCACCAATAGCCGCAAGGCCGTTAGTTGCGGTCCCCGTCATTGCCTCCCACAGGTTGGACAGCGTACCAAGCTGGGCCTGAACACGTTTATTCAGGCTGGCCTGTTTATTCATCTTCTGCTGGATCTGATCGTAGCCATCCTTTCCTTTATCGATTAGTGCATTGACCACCTGAAGGGTTTCGGCATCATCACCAAATATTGCCTTAAGTACACCTGTTCGCTTAACGTCGGTCAGTTTTCGCAGCTTTGCCAGTTGCCTGAACATGTTATCAAGACCGCCAAAACTTCCTTTGCCGTCAGTAAAATCGAGCTGTACCCCGAGTTTCTGGCGGGCCATGACTTTATTGACGTCCCTGATTTTCTTAACGCTTAATCCGGACTGGATAACTTTTCGCAGGGCATTACCTGCCGACTCCCCGTTCATCCCCATCTGATCCATCATGACGCTGATGGGGGCAAGGCTCTGTGCAGCCTGAAGACCGTCCTTGTTCACCATCTTCAGAACAGAACTGGTTTTAGTGAAGAAGGACAACATGTTGGTATCGTCAACGCCCAGATAAAACGCCTTCTGGATAGTGTCGAACAGCCCCATCATGTCTTCTGACGCCGTTCCGGTAGCATCCTGCATCTTTGCAGCAAACTCAGCAGCCGCTTCCGGTGTTTTTTTCAGTTGTACCGCAAGATAAGCTGTCGCTTTACCCACACCGCCAAGAATGTTTTCTGCCGGGATCCCCTGACGCACCAGCATCTGCATCATGTTCTGGAAATCAGCCGTTGTACCGGGTAGCTGGTTACCCAGACCAATAGCCAGTTTATTGATGTCCTGAAAGCGCTTTCCGACCTCACCGTTCGCATCCATCATGGCAACTTTCAGCCCGGTGGCGGCGTTTTCCTGATCGGCATAAGATTTCAGGGAAAGCGTCAGACCCGCAGCCAGTCCGCCACCAAGCGCCAACCCACCCTGTGACGCTTCTTCCGCCTGGCGTTTAAATCCCCGGATTTTCTTTTGCATTTTCGACAGCGCGGGAGAAAGCCTGTCGACACCGGTGATCAACGCCTTAAGCTCAAATTCAGCCATGTGTGCGTTTCTCCTGCTCTATCCTGTTTGCCTGACTGACCAGCAAGGGAATTTCACTGATCGGCATATTCAGCAATTCGAAGGGATTAATGCGCCAGTAGCTGGCGCAGTCAAAGAAGCGATCAGTGAGGTATTCAGCCGTCAGGCCTGGAGGAAAAAACCAGCCACAAGCCACGCCGCAGCATTCAGGTCTGCCGGAGACATCTGGTCGACAGAGTTTTGCGGCACTTTCGCCAGCCGCACAATGTATTTCGATACCACATGCGCCAGAAGTCTGACGGACTCATCCTGATTCATCTGGTAGGGATACCCCAGCTCGCGGACATCTTTCCCGGTGGGCTCATCAAACTCCAGTACGGAGAGTGTCTCGCCATGAGCGGTAATCGGTTTCTTTAACTCAAGCTCTTTCATTACTGGTAATCCCCTTCTTCACCGTGGAACTCAAGATCAACCGTCCCTTCTTCGGCATTATGGTTCGCTTCGCCGTGCAGCCAGGCAGACGACAGTACATAGACCTGACCGTTCGCCAGCTCGGCAGTGATGGTCATCTCATCAGACGAGGTGATTTTGCTCACCGGAAAATTCTTCGGCACCTTGAAGGTCCCTTTAACATAAGGCGCACGGTGAGTTTCCTTGCGGTCCACTGAACCGTCCAGGCCGATGATGTCATCATTGACCGTCCTGTTCATGGGCACCTCAATGCCGCCGGTCAGCGATAGCTGCTGACCGTCAATTTTGAAATAACAGGTTCCCCCGATACGGGCCATTATGCAGACTCCTCTGAATACTGAAGACGGAACTGGTTAACCACGGCAAAGACACGCAACTGGTTAACATAGTCAGGCGGGAACAGCGTGTTCAGGCGGTTCGGATCGCTGGCATCACGCTCCACAACCAGGTACTGCTTAAACAGTTCGTAGTTTTCCACGATCCCCGCACGCTCAAGCTGACGGTAGGTTGCCAGCAGTTCCCCTTTGATCACCGCCGGGGTGACAATCGCCTGACCGGGACCAAAGCGGGTACCGTCGCTGGCAAGCTTGTGACGCCCGTACTTACTGGTAATGACGGATTTCAGTTTGCGCAGTACATACGCACTGGTATGCAGCGTCTCGCTGTCGAGGTAGCTGTTATCCGCAACCCCGTAAGCGTTTTTCCTGTACGTGGTGACATCACGCTGAATGCGCAGTACCCCGCTTTCGACATACGCCGTTGCCACGCCATGAGACAGCAGGGTCTGTTGTTCGGTCATCGTGAACCGTTTCCCCTTCGGCGCAGGCAGCATACCCACCAGCTCACCGGTCTGCGTGGGACGTGCTGGATCGTTGCGGATAAACACCGCTGCGCGGGCGGTACGGCTTGCCGCCAGCTCGTCGGCAGGCGTCTGGGTCTCTTTTTCGTACCCCGCCAGGGTAATGTGCTGCTGGTTAAACTGGTCACCTGCGGTCACCAGTTCTGACAGCGTGCCGATCTTTGCCGTATACACATGACCATACAGCTGACGCGCATAGCTCCAGCGACCGCTGGTATCGTTCATCTCGGTCACCAGCGTGTTAACGGAGGCCGTGTCGTTGAACGGCAGGCCGATATAATCAAACGGCTCATCCGCCATTGCAGCCACCGCGCCGGTGAGAACCGGAGCACCCGTTCCGGCGGTACCCGTCGCCACGGCAATCTGTACGCCCGCTGGCAGCACTTCGCCCCCACCAAAGCCGTAGTAATTGAGGCTGACAGGAATTTCATTCCCGCAAAGCCCCTTATGACGCGCGGTCAGTGTGACCACGCCTGCCGAAGATGAAGCCGTAAACGGCAGGGCCGGAACGGCATTGATGGCATCCTGGATACTGCTGGCAATCATCGTGACGTTATCGCCGTTAGTCACCGGTGCCTGCACGCGGGTACGTCCCACATAGACATTCACCGTGCCGGTTTCGGTTGCCGCCCCGGTCACCGTCAGCGTAACCGTTGCCGCCGCGCCTGTGGATTCAGGAACGGCAATCACATACAGCTCGCCAAACGGGTCAGTCTGGCGATAAGCCTCGACCATACGCGCCAGCTGACTTCCCGCACCACAAATCTGGCGTGCATAGTCTGCCGACGGCATCAGTACCAGACTGTTGGCAACAATCTCTGCACCGTTATTGGCATGACCAATCAGCAGCGATGCTCCGCTGTCCTGTGCAGTATTCGCCGCCTGGTTATCCATTTCCGCATAAAACAACGGAACCAGCGTATTCGACGGAATGGTGTTAAAGCTTATCGTCATCGGTATTCACCTTTTTATTCACGCGCCGGATATCACCCGCTGCTTCACGGCGCAGCCAGTAGTTGTTCTCGTCAACATTTCGCCCTTCGGCGGGCAAAAGGTCGCCGCGGGCAGGGTCAGGAACTGACCGCCCTTTAACAGGTTTGACAAACATGAGGATCCTCAGGAAGGAAGGGGTATTTCGGTGTGATGTTCGATATCGCCGTCAGGCCCGTTACCGGGCTCGAGATAATCAACATCAATCGCCAGCGTTTGCAGTTCATCCAGACTGTTCAGATCATCCTGCTGGCGGGTATCGTCTTCAGTCAGCTCGCTGATGACCGAAAAATCGAACTGATAAATCAGCTCATGACGATTCAGATCCAGCAGCGTGCCGCCGTCATAGGTAATCGGGTTACCGCACGCCTCCGGGTTCCAGCCCAGCAGAGCCTTAAAGAGCATCTGCCGGACATCGTCCACCACATCATACGAGGCAAACTGACCGCGCTCATCACGCCCGTTACTCAGTATGACAACCACGGAGAAACCCTCTTTCAGCTCCTGCCAGTAGTCGGTCTGGCTTTTGTTTTCTCCCGGAGAATCATCACCCGGTACAACATATGCCGCCGGGAGTTTCAGCTTTCCGACCTCCGGCAGATTTTTGAACTGGGCCGCGCCTGCAACCCGGTTTTCAAAATACGGACAGCGGGCACGCAGTGCAGCAATAACAGGCGTCAGTTTCATCTGTGTCGTCGCTCCGGCTTCAGTGATTTACGCAATTCCCGCGCCAGAAAATAGCGTGTCCAGCTGCGGTTCTTTTCAAGCGTTTCCACCATGAAGTTATTACGTGGAGCCAGTCGCCAGCCGCTGCCACCGGATGCACCACGATGATGGCTGCGACGACGCTTTGCTCCTCCCCGGACACCAAAAAACAGAAACGCCGGATAGAAGTCACCAGAGATCATCCGGTTCCCCTTCCCGTTGTGCTGGTTAGGGGCAATGCGTGTCATAAAACCGGCTCGCTTTTTACTGGCTCTCGGCACCATGTAACCAATCGAACGAGCCAGGCGTCCGGTCTGATAACCGGGGTTTTCACCCGGTGCCGACCGCGCACGGCGCATCACCAGCCGACGGGCATCACGCATATGACGCTGCCCAATCGTGATAAACGCCCGCCGGACACGGGCGCGGTTAAAGCGCATTTCCGCGGGCTGCTGAACATCAACGTGAAAAAAGGGAGTCGCCATTGCTGCCTCCGTGACTCTGCGTAAACTCGCCCAGCTCCGTACACTCCAGCAGCAGAAAGCGCCGCGCCCCGTTCAGATCGCGCTGACGTTTCACCCGGTACACACTGTCACCGCAGACCACCTCATAATCAGCGGTGATCCCCCGGCGGTAACGAATGGTGATGTAATGGGTGATGGCGTCCCCGGTCTGCGCGGTTTCCTGCCAGGTGGTGGCACTGGTCTGGATAACCTTCGCCCATGTCCGGAACGTAACCGGGTATTGAGGCTCCACGCCAAAGGTATCCGCGGGCATATCCACCCGCTGGCGGATCAGGACGCGTTTATTCAGTTCGCCGGGGTCCGGCAGAATGTAGGTTGCGCTGGTCTGCGCCTGACGAATTTTCATTGCGGAAAGTACCTGTACGGGCCAACAAGCCAGCCAAAACTCTGCGGCATGTCGAGTTTCTCCACTTCCGTAACCGACGAGCGGTTTTCGTAAAAATGGCTGATAAGCATCAGCATCCCCAGACGAATATCATCCGGCAGGTGCAGACCGTCCGGATCGCTGTCCGGAATGGTTTCATCCGGTGCATAGAGCGTCCGGTTCAGATACGTTTCCGTCCGCTTTTGTGCCGCACAGGCCAGCAGTTGCAGATGGCGGTCATCAGTATCGAAATCCTCATCCAGCCGGAGTTGGGCTTTAATCTCTTCCATTGTCAGAAGCATGCTCAGCCCTCTTTACTGGTCGTGGCTTTTTTCTCTTTTGCCGCTTTACTGCTTTTTGCACTGATTCCGCGCTCTGCTAACCCGGCCTGAAGTGCAATCTCCTGCACACGGGCAGGAAGCGCCCCGTCGTCATACTCACCGGCCCGAATGACCTCAACACGCATACCGTCCGGTGACCATTTCAGATCTTGTTTCAGGATCATGATTCTTCACCCGTCAGAACAGGGGGCGCGGTTCCGCGCCCATGAATGATTACGCCTCTGCAATCTTCAGCAGTTTGATGGCCTGCGAATCGACCAGCATCCCGCCGGTGCGCTTGGTGGTATAAAAACCGACAAACGGTTTATTGGTGTACGGGTCACGCAGAATGCGGGTGCCGATACGGTCAACGATGGTGTAACCCCGTTTGAAGTTACCAAATGCAATGGCTTTCGCATCAGCTGCGATATCCGGCATCTGTTCGTTTTCAGCGATACCGTAACCCGCCAGAGAGGACGGCTGCCCCAGCTCCAGCCCCGGACGCCACAGATAGTTACCCTCGCTGTCTTTCAGCAGACGGATGGCAAACAGGCTGTTGTTGTTCATCATGAACTTCGCGCCAGTACGGTGTGCCTTACGCAGCGTGTAAATCAGTTTGATAATGGCGTCTGCGGTCACCGCAGTCGCTTCGCCGGATACAATATGCTGAAGTTTGCCGAACGCCCGGACCTTATCGGTTTCATCAGTGGATTCATACGCCAGGAACCCTTTCGGCTTCTTGGTGCCATCGCCTGAGGTAAAGGCAATTTCTTCCTGTTCGGCAAATTCGGTTGCCAGCTCGCTGTTGATCCAGGCCTCCACGTTGAAGAAGGCATCGTCCAGCATTTTCTGGGTAGCCTGCGGGTTGCCGTAGATTTCCCCCATGAAAGGTTCAATCAGTCCCAGTTTTGAGGTGGCGGTCTGGGAGCGTGCATCAGTCTCGCCAACCCATCCGGAAGCCGTGCCGCCCAGATTCACCAGTTTTTTGTAGTCGGAACCGCCAACGGTGATCACCGTGGCTTCCTGGCGCATCACCACTTCATCTTTCAGCAGGGTGAGAATGTTGCGATCCAGTGCTTCCGGCACGGCATAGCCACCGTCTTCATCGGTGCCCACCTGCAATGCCTTGCGCTCCAGATCGCGCAGACCGTCTTCACGGCCTTTACGCAGGAAGCCCACAAACGCCTCTTTGTGCTCTGTGGCCAGTTTATTTTGCGCACCACCTGCCGGACGTTTCAGCTCAAGCAGCTCTTTTTCAAGGTCGCTTTTGAGATTTTCCAGCTCGCTGAGTTTCCCGTTCAGGGTTTCCACCTGTCCGGCAAGTTTGCCTTTTTCCTGCTCAATCGCATCCACGCGCTTGTCGTTCTTTGCCTTGAAGTCGTCAAACTTCTGCTGCAGCTCCTGCGCGACCTGTTCCACATCTTTAATATCAACCGCCATCGTATTTCTCCTGATTAGAAGTTCAGATTTTTCAGTGCATTCAGTGCAGAGCCCACATCCTCAGCGTCGCGCAGGGACAGTGCGCCATAGCCCCCGGCCATGAATGCTTTGGCCTGGGTACGGGAGAGTCCGACATCACGCAGGACTCTTTCGATTTTTTTCTGTTCGGGGATTTCACCGCGGGCCAGTGCGTTCTTGACGTCGCTGATCCGCGCCTCGTCGTTAGACGGGAACGTCACCAGACTGACTTCCCAGAGGTCGATTTCTTTCAGCAGAAAGGCTTCTTTCGTCCGGTCGTATTCCCAGTCTTTCAGGACGTACCCAATAGAAAGGCCGGTTAACGAACCGGCCTTCATGTGTGCATGTGCGCGTTTTGCGAGGGGATCATCATCAATAAGCAACCGTCCCCTGACGTAAAGCCCGACATCGTCTTCCTTCATTTCGGTGTAAACACCGATGGGTTCATCCATGCGGTGCTGCCAGAGCAGCGCAGGTAACGCTTTTCTGTCACTCCACGCCCGCAGGGAAGCAGCAAATGCCCCGGACATCACCACATCATCGTGGCTGTCCTTTACACCAAAGACGGAGCCATACCCTTCAAACTCACCGGAGTCACTGACAGATTTCAGACTCAGCGGTACATCAAGACGTTGTTTCGTCTGCATTGGCGTTATCCTTCTGCTTACCGGCCTTACTGCCATCGGAGGGTTTCGTGGTCATGTTCATCGGTGTGAGATAGACATCACCACCGGGACGCGGATTCATATCTTCCAGGTCGCGGCAGTCATTGGGAGAGTAAATTCCCCAATTGATCCCGGTAGCGTAGGCTTCAAAACGGGACTTCATATCCCCGCGCAGTAAGGCCCCGGCGTTAAATTTGGCGTAATAAACGCCCTGCTTACTTTTTCGTACCAGTCCGGTGTTGATCCGCTGCTCAATGCGGGTCAGATACGGCACCAGTGAATAGTTGATAAATCCCAGCCCCAGCTCTTCGATATTGTTGAAGGTGGCGCGATCGGTGTTCTGCACCATGTGCAATGGCACCCGGAACAGACGACAGATTTCTTCAAGCTGAAACTTGCGGGTTTCCAGGAACTGGCTGTCCTCGGCGTTCAGCGCCATCGACTTCCAGTCCAGCCCCATCTCAAGGATCATCGGGCGGTGAGCATTGCCAAGCCCGGTGTGACGCTCCTCAAAATCTTTCTTCAGGCGCTCGTAAGCCTGATCTGACAGCGTCTGCTCTGTACGCAACACACCCGACGTCACCGCACCATTGCTGAACAGTCTGGCCCCGTGCTCTTCGGTCGCTGCCGCCAGCGATATTGCCTCGCGGGCATAGGCGATGGGATTCAGCCCCACCAGTCCGTCCAGCGTCAGTGTGCGCACATGCCAGATATCTTCCTGGCTCAGCACATCCGTGGAGCCGTCCGGGAATGTGACCTGATAGACCGGCTCCCAGCTACTGTTAAGCTTCGGTACCACACAGCCGGGATCGACGGGCAGCAGTTCAGCCACTTCGCCAAATGCTTTCACTTTGTAGGCGTAAAAGTTTCCCCGCAGGCACAGACAGGTGACCACCAGCTCCCAAAACTCCTGCGGCGTCATATAGCCATTGGGATGCGTGGAAATCAGCTTATGCAGACGTTCGCCGGTGGCTCTCTGTTTCAGGTTGCCGTTCAGGTGATACAGGTTGCAGGGCAACATCCCGACCGACTCTGCCAGCACCCTGACGCAGGAAAAAACCGCCGTCAGTCGCATGGCCCGCTGACTGCTGATCTGCTTTCCGGTATAGGTGTCGTAGGACAGCCCGATAGCGTCCGCCAGCTCTGCTGGCGTGGTCACCGGTGCGTCACTTTTTCGTTGAAATAATCCCGAAAAGAACACTATTTACCTCCGCCGACAGACGACTGTGTACGGTCGAGATATCGCGCCACCAGCCACGACCAGAACAGGCACAACGCCCCGGCAACAACAAACCCCGCCGGGGGATAAATCAGCCAGGCACCATACGCCAGCAAAAGCGCCCCCAGCACGCCCACCAGAGGCGCGAGAATCAGCATGATCATAATTACCTCAGTTAAAGCGAGCGGATCCCATAGGACTCAATGTGGTCAGACAGCGTGTCTTCTTTCTCGTACAGCATGGCTCTGCCAACCGCCATAATCAGCGCAACTGCACCATCGATTTTGTTTTCCGCCTGCTCTTTGACGGGCTTCACCACATCATCGTTACCCGGAATGGTTTTGCCGACCACGTTGCCGATACACCAGGTCATGATGGGATTGCCATCATGATGAAAGCGCCCCGATTCAATTGCCGCTTCCAGCTCTTTCATCGGGTCGGACATGTTGGTGTAGTTCTGAATGATAGTGATGGGGTTCAGGTCTTCATCAGCAAGGTCATGTGACAACCCGGTCGCCCCGAAGGGGTCAATGGGTGACTCACTGACCGGGCTGATTTTGTTCGCCGCTTTGGCCTCTTCGAGGATGTAGCGATAATCCACCTCCGCACCATCGGTAACGGTCAGAACGCCCATTTCCACCCATTTCTGAAAGCGTTCGGCTGTCCGTCGATCTTCATTTTTCTCGACGCTGTACACCGTGTCATACGGTACCCAGAAACGCGGGGCCACACTGTAGTAATGAGTTTTACCGTCAATCTCGCGGGTATAAAGTCGCGCCATGCTGTTCATATCCAGCTTACGCGCCAGGTCAAAGGCCAGAATGCACGGTTGCCCCTCGAACTGCTCAAGGGTCAGTGATTTATCCTCGCAGCTCTGCCAGCTCAACAGGTTGAAATACGCCGAACGCGCCGACACCCAGATATTGAGGTGTTTTGTTTTAAAGACGTTTGCCAGACGGGCGTTATTTTTCGCACGCTGCTGCTGACTTAACAAAAATTCGCGATAAACCGACACGCCAATATTCGGGTTAGCTTTTTCCAGCACCTGCGGGTCGGTCCAGTCATCGCCTTCGTCAACGGTATAGATGATCCCGAACAATTCATCGTTGGGTACCGAACCGTTGAGCATCTCGATAACTTCCCGCCGCTTGTCGTAGCACGGCCCCTCAATGTTGTACCCGGCGGTGGTGATGGCCCACATCAGTGGCTGACGTCGCGCGCCCATCCCGGTAAGCATCGTGGTATAAAGCGCATCGGTGGCGTGCTCGTGATATTCATCCACCACGGCACAGTGGGGTGATGAACCATCACCGGGGTTACCGATCAGCGGTTCAAACCGCGCGCCATCCTCCGGACGGTTCATGTTTGAGGCGTTAACCTCAATCCCGAACGCTTCCGTCAGCATGGGTGTGCGTTTACACATCAGTCGCGCCGGGCGAAAGACTTCCCACGCCTGTTTCTCTGTCGTGGCACCGGAATACACTTCCGCGCCAAACTCGTTATCACAGGCAAAACAATACAGGGCAACACCGGCAGAGATTGCCGATTTGCCGTTCTTACGGGGGATTTCGGTATACACCTCCCTGAAGCGGCGCAGCCGGGAGCCTTTATTGACCCAGCCAAACGCACAGCAGATCACAAAGAGCTGCCACGGTTCCAGCGTGATGGGCATCCTCTTGAATGCCCACTCCCCCTTGGTGTGTGGCAACAGCTGAATAAATTTCGCGGCCCGTTCAGCCAGGTCCTTGTCGAAGCGGTAACGAAACGACTTATTTTTTTCCGCCATCAGGTCATCAAGATGGCGCTGGCAGGCCTGAATCACAAACTGGCAGGCCACAATCTTTCCGCGCACGACATCACGGGCATACTGATTGGCAGCATTTACGTTGGGGTAAGATTTCCGGCTCATGATTCGATGATTTTCAGAAACGGGTTAGTGGCTTTCTTCTGCCCCGCCAGGCCAATCAGACGCTGGCGGCTGCTGGGGTCGAGTCCGAGCATTGCCCCCGTGCTGCTCATCTCGGACTCCTGTTCTTTCTTAGCGGTCAGCTCCGGATTTTTGACCATACCGCCCATTGCACCGGTGATGGTGTTGCCCTGTCTGGCAATATTTTTCACGGCACGTCGCCAGAACTCATAGGCCACGCACCACCGCTCAAGTACCGCTAGGTCAGTCACGCACAGCAGGCCCTGACCGCAGAGTTCTTTGGTTGTCAGTTGCCACATGATCGTGGCGAGAGGGAGATCCTCTTCAGCGAACCACTCCGGTGGCTCAACACCTTTGATGGGCGTAAAAACAGGTTCATCTTTGTTCAGGGCTCGCTTGCCGGGGTTTCCGGACAGCGCCTTGCGCGCCGTTGGCTTGGGGCGACGCCCGGAACGCCCCGCCGTTCCAGCCATATGCGGCACTCCTGGTTAAATTTCATTTTTCGCGGGTATAAAAAAACGATGGGGCGGGCAGTCCGGAAGACGTCAGGCTGCAGGGATTTGACCCGCCCCTCCCCTCAGACAGTTGAGAATTATTATCACTTTAACCGTTCACGGGCCGTCTTCGCCTTATGACACGGCCAGCACAGACTCTGCAGATTACTGTCAGCATCAGTGCCGCCATGCGCTTTAGGGATGATGTGGTCAACAGTTTTCGCCTCACGCACCACACCAGCACGCAGACATAATTGACACAGGCCTTTGTCACGCTTCAGAACACGCGCGCGGATACTGTCCCACTTCGAACCGTAGCCGCGCTGATGACGGGATTGTCCAGGTTTGTATTGCTTCCAGCCTTCGCTTTTGTGGCTTTCGCAGTAGCCTGAAGGGTCAGTAGTGGTATGGCGGCAGCCGCGAACACGGCAGGCTTTCGGGGTTCGTGGCGGCATTAATGCTTCCCTTTAAGTTATTACGATGGAACAGACCATAGAAATGGCAATAAAAAACCGCCCGGAGGCGGTTCAATTATCATCTCGATAAACTAAATCAGATCACCAATGTATTTTGCACTAATTGAAATTTGCATCTGAGGCATTCCGACCACAGATCCATTTAACAGGTAATCACGTCCTCGTTCCTGCAAAGAAAGACTCAATTCAAAGTTCTTTACCCCAGGGAAAACCGAGGTGACATTTAAATCATGCTGCGATACGCGCAGAATAAGTTGGCTACCGTCAATTTTTCCCTGATACGTAAAACCAAAATCTCCGCCGTTTACTGCATTGTTTTTGACAACTACGGTACCATTACCAAAATCACGTTGATTGCTTCTGAAAACAACAAAATAGATACCATCTTTCATGTGTAAAGCCCTTTAAAAGAGTCACCAAAATCAGGTGCTTTGTATCTATTGGGCCATCACATATCAAATCAAGGAACAAAACAAAGTTAACATCATTTTTTTTGCATGATGTGACCACGCTCAACTTCAATCCTTCTGATGTCAGCTTTATCGGTATTACACTGCGCCAATGCAGACAACAAGGCGACATTCAGATCTAAGCTCGAGCCCCACGTAAAATGATCAGGTAAATCAGGCTGAGGGGTTTCAGCCGTCAGGCTGGCTGGTAACGGAACTACCGGAACCTGGACGTAAACTGTTCGCGTACTTCCGCAACCGGTCAGCAGCGGCAGCAGGCACAGGACGTGAAGCACAATCATCATCCGCAACAGCCACTTTGATATCTTCCTGGGTTCTCTGTGACTCCAGTGCGATCTGCTGTTTTGCATGTTGATTCGCCTCCTGAATGATGTTCGTTATTGCCATAGTACGCAGAACATTCGCGGTGATAGCCTCAGTAGAATCAGCTCGCTGTTCCGCAGCATCAGCACGCTTCTGCTCATCCAGAAACTTTCCATGATAGTGATTCGCTGACCAGACAAGACCACCAGCGACACAAGCAATAAACGTTAAAATGAGCGCCCAATAACTCATCTTCATACCAGCAGCGCCGCCCGCGCCTTGTTGTATCGGACCTTACGATCCTCAATACCGTTCAAACCGCCGTTAATGATGCGCGTAACACGGTTAATATCGGCACCGTAGATCATGCAACCTTTAGAGGTGTAGAACCATGCAGCTGAGCGCGCAGCCTGTAGTTCCTGTTCCAGTTGTTCAGGTGAAGTCACCAGATCTAACTTCAGCGCCGCGCCACAGATGCGATAATTATGGAGGCCAGTGATTTGAATTAATCCTCTACCACGATATTTCCAGCCATCACCTGGTGCTTTGTTACCCAGTCGGTTGCTATACACCAGATTGGCAATAGCATCCTGACGAGCTGCATGTCCGGATGTTCTGCCAAGGGCATCAGCCTGCTGCTGTGTGATCCTCTTTCCGAACGTCGCCACAAGCGCAGATGGTGTGTAGTTAAGATTTTCAACTACGGCGCTAAACCCCATCGACTCATGGCCTACCTGAGCGATAAACATTGCCTGATCCGCTGGTGCTGTAATGCCGAATTCCTTCATCGCCGCATCAATGTGCGGAAACCAGCGCGCAGCCAGCCCGGCGCTAATACCAGCCGCCTTTTGAAATAATTGTTGGTTCATTAGTGCCTCAGATGATCAACCAGACGTGCAACGTTGCCTCTGACAGCCACCAGCACGGAAAGAAAAATAGTGTTCGCCACGATAATGGGCCATGAGGAATGGGGATAAATCCCACAGAGATAGGCCAACGGAACAGCACTGTATGTAACAGTAATCAGCCAGGCTAAACGTGAAACCCAAGGACGATGCCGCGAATCACCACGACGATAAAACATCAGAGTAATAACAACACAAGCACATAACAGCGCATTTATAGTTGCTGTCGGGTCATTTAGCTCCACCTGAACCTCCCCGGCGCGTTATGAGCGCCACCAGCGAGCCGATATCCTGATTATTCAGGAACGTCAGGATTTTAACGGCTAAAGCAGAGACGATTACGGCACCAATAGCATCCAGAGGTTTATCACTGTATCCGGTCAAGTTCGCCAGCTTGGAGCCAACCAACCCAGAGCAAAGAATCCCGGCAATATATGACACGATAAAATATGCCAGTCGGCGCGATGCACTCAGATCTGCAGCTGTTGCTATGTAGAATACAGCCCCTGCAAATGCGCCAAATACAACGCCGTAATCAGTTCCGGTCAGCAGTCCATAAACACTGGCACCCGTCAGGGCACCACCAGCCAGCCCAGTACCGGAAATCGGATCGGACATTTAGCCCCCTCTTAATTGCTGTTGGTCCTCTCAGAACGAGGGGAAACAAAAAAGGCCGCATTAAGGCGGCCTTGGTAAGGTATAGTTTTTTTAAGATAAACTTTGATTGATATACTCATGACACCCAAAAATAAAGGCGTTTTGTGCATCAATAAATGACTTTTTTTCTTCCGGAGTAAAATACCCTTTTGTAAAACATACTTTTAGCGCTTTTTGAAGATCTGCCGTCAGGGTTATCAACTTACAACCTTCCTCATCAGGCCTTATTAATAGAAGTAATTTATTTTTACTTATTTCAGCGGCCTTTATTGGAACTTGAATCTCCTCAGGGAAAACACCCTTAGCCAATATATCCATATTCTTATTTCCGACCAGATGCCATTGCTCAAATGTGCTGGCCAACATAATTACGTCTGTCACATGCTCAGCGCCAGCAAAACGTATTTGTTGCGCCAATTCTTTATTAGTATTCAAGTGAGCCTGTAATGTGGCTAAGGCAAAATTTTCTTTGATTGCCCTGTATGCAACCCAACCAGTTATTCCTGCGGCAATAACGCCTGCAAGAGCAGTAATGAGTGTTTCAAAAGGAAAGGAAGAACTGATTTCAATTGGCGGTAATTTTTCTATTACCAAGGTCAACTCGCCAGTAGTTTTTTCGAAAGCGTACGGTACGTTTTGCCAAGTCATGAAGCCTCCTGAGTTTCAGAGGAATCATAACAAAAAAACCCGCTCAATGGCGGGCTCTTAATGTTGTGTTGCTCAGTTCGCTTTAACGTCCCGAGCCTACCACAATTTAAGCACTTTCTTGCTCACTCTGCAACTTAAATCTGTCGCTATTTGTGCCGAATGCGTCACAAACTGGAGCGTACAGGATCGATTCTGCAAGACTTAGCCAAGTGTCAATGCGTCGACGACAGGTGATCAGCGGCCAGTCAGGATGTTTAGCCTGCAGTTCATTGGCCATCTGCAACTTGCTCTTACGAAGACGATACCGGTCAACAATCACGCTATAGAGCGATCGGTAGTCATCATTCATCAGTACTGAAGCAATGACACCGTCCACTAACAACCCTTCTTCATCTGAACAGAACGCCAGGCCGCTTTTATTTTTGCTGTTGAGAATTTCACGCAGGTACGCTTCAAGTTCAGGCTTGGTGATACCCGCTATCTTCATCCGGCGTAGCGCTTCATTGATAGCTGTCTTGGTGATTTTCCCGGATGCCAGAAGCTGGTTAAACATGTTTCCACCACTACCACCGCCGATATAAGACCAGCGGCCCCACATGCGCAACTTGCCTTGTATCCAGATACTTTCCAGAGTACGAAGGCGAACCATTTCACCTGATTTGCCAACTTCAGAAGGATTAATCATTTAGCATTCTCCACTTACGCCAGTACGCCTATTGCCAGCGCACGATCGATAAAACGAAATATCAGCTCCAGCTGGGAGCCATACTTCTCTTCAAATGCCACGGTATCCGCATGCAGCTCGTCGTGATGCTTTCTGCACAAAGGCAACACAAAGAGGTCATGCGCTTTTGTACCCATTCCACCCTGACCGTGACCTATCAGGTGGTGGGGATCATCAGCAGGCTTTCCACAACATGCACACGGCTGTGTCTTAACCCAGCGCGTGTACTTTTCATTAACCCAGCGGCGACGTTTGGGGCGTAACATAAAAGACTCCGGCGACTCCGGATCCACTTTCAGCGCCAGCACCTTTTTCGCCTTATCCTGGATGATGCTGGTGGCAGGAACCGAAGGCACAAGGTCACTTTCCCGGGTGACAGACTGCACAACAGGCTTCGGTAATCTCAGTGCCTTACGGGCTGCACTTTCCGGTAAGGCATCTGCCAGATCATTACGAATCAGCCACCAGCACAGTTCCGGCATTGTCACAACGTGACTATCATCAAAACCGAGATCCCGACGCACAACAGACAACACCCAGCGGGCACAGTTATCCGTTGCCATTGATTCCAGCCGTTCCGTGAACTGATCGCGCAGCTGGTTATCGCAGTGCCAGCACAGACGGATTGCGCCCGGAGCGTGTCGCATTGTGGTCATGTTCTCGCTGTGCCAGTCGGAATGAGGCCACTGGCAGCCTTTTTCACGAAGTAACCAGCTTTCAAGACATTCCACGCCACCAGCACGACGGATCACTGCCTCATTGCGGAACACGGCCCGAACGGCAGGAGCATCCGCCAGCGGTTGTGATGCCGCCGGAACAGCACCACTGGCGAAAGATGAATAACGTTCCGGCTCAGGCTCCAGCAGGACACGCCCCTGCATAAACAAGGGCATCAGCTCTGAACCTGGCCTGAACAATACGATCCCCATACGCGGGGCAATTTCAGGGGTCAGTAGTGCTCTCACGGTCACCTCAATGAACGGTATCGAGCAGCTTTAACAGCTCAGGGAATCGGGATTCGAAGAAATGCGGCTGCGTCTCGCGCGGATTTGCGGGACTGGTGATGTTCTTGCCGAACATGCAGCCTTTCGCTGTCAGCGACCAGAATTTTTTGATGTTGTTAATCGCGGTACGGCTGTATCGTTCGCGCTGCTCGACGATCCCCAGCTTCACCATCTGGTGATATGCCTGATTAGCCGTCAGGCGGATACCATACTGTTTCAGCAGTGCACTCAGTGACAGTGTCGGGCGACTTGAGCCATCAGGCGCGTCAGCAGGAGCATCAATGGCATAGCGCGGTGCCAGATTCGGTAAGCCAACAGCCTCCTGGAGTTTCTGACAGGCCCCAAGCACAGATGAGTTAGACAGGTTTAACTCCCGACGCATAAAGTCCAGCAGAATCACACCAGCCTGCATCTTGTCAGCAGCCTGTCCGGATAATTTTTCCGGTGCACTGGTTACCATATCGAAAGTACGGATCACCTTCAGATGGAATGACGGGCTGATCCACATTGCATAGGCATACACCAGTTCTTTGCAGACATACGTCCCCTGGTTATTTCCGCCATTAATGACGCTAACTGGTTGATTTTGTTCCAGAGGCGTAATTCCACCCTCGGTGAAAAGTTGTTCAATCAATTCACAGGTTTGCTTATTGGAGAGCCAGTATTTCGGGCGGTTTTTTTGTTCTCCCCCGGCTGCCCTGTGCAGATCGTTCAGGCTGTAACGCCCATAAGCATCACGACGAACTTCAATACCATCAATGACCATCAGATTATTCATACTTCGTTTCTCCTCTTAATCAGGCGGCTGCACCCGCCGTTTTCTCGTACTTACTGATAGTGATCTCGACCTTCCCTTCCGGGATAACCGGTCCCCACTCCACCAGCATTCTTTTCACCTGGCTGTCGTCTTCCCACACACCCGCGTGGGTCAGGGCGTCAAACAGCGCCTTGTTATAGTTGTCCAGATCGCGGATCCGGTTATCCGGAGGAAACAACACGATCTCCACTGAAGCAGGTGCCGACGTTGGTTTTGGCAAACGACGTAACTGCTCAACTATTGCTGCACACGCCGCGCTCTGGAATTTGCGCCCCGCCGCGCTTATCAGGCTCTTACCAGCAAACGCCCCTTTGTTGGGGTGTCGCCAGTACGTGTTCACGCTGGGCGGAAAAGGCAGGATCAGCTTCATGCCACCATCTCCCTGACCAGTTTTTCTGCCTGCTGGCGAACCTGCGCCAGAAAGGCCTCACCACATGCCTCAAGTTCATCGCGCCCGATGTAGCTGATTGCCGGTCCCTTCCAGGTCTTGTCAAAAACAGCAATAGCACCAGCGAAGAAAGCGCCTGTCGGCACCTGCTTCTCATCTTTCGGGATAAACCAGGCAGGCAGTTCAAAACCAATACGCCCGCGAATAAAAGCAATATGGTCCGCATCTTCCGGCCACCACACTTCGCTGGTGGCAGCTTTGATCAGGAAAACATAGCGCCCGCCCTTATCACGCATGGCACTGGCATGTTTCATGATGTAACGCATGCCGGTGATGTATTGCCCCTCATGCTGACTGGCGCGGCTGTATGGGGGATTACCAAAGGCAGCACCTTTAAGCTCCGCAAGACGTTCTGACCAGTCATGCGCCAGCGCGTTGTCTTCCGCAGTGTAATAAGCGGCACATTTGGCGTTATCACCATCAGTGAACAGATCCAGAACAAACGGGCCAAACAGGGTGTTAATTCCCCAGAAAATGTTGTCCGGCGTGCGCCACTGATCGCCCACTTCCTTCAGTTCATGGCCTGGTTTGTTCCGCAGCTCCACCAGCGCCTGGCAATATTTATTACTCATTAAGCCCCCACGTAATTCCCTGACAGATACCACTCTTCACCCGATGCAGAGCGCTTGCTGCTTTGCCGTAAGCACCGCTCACGATGCGCCAGAAAATTGTTTCGTTCTGGCTGGGAGTGGCTTTCACGGAATGCCTCCATCCACACCGTTGCGGCTCGACGGAATAAGCCCCTGGACTCCAGTTCTTCAGCCTGGCGGGTCAGGCACAAAATCACCCGGGGGTCGTTAGTGCCGACATAGAAATTACGCACAGGTCTGGTTTCACGAACTGGTTGTGGTTTCGGCTCCTGCGCTCTCTCAGTCAGGCGCGGGAAATGTCTGCGTGTATCTCCTTCACAACGGTGAGCCACACGCCCACTCTGACGTAACTTGCTTGCTGACTGCAGAACGCGCTGCCGTGAGTAACCAGCAAAAGCATCCGCAATGTCTCCGGAAGTACACCCCGGATGGGCTTCAATGAATTTCTGAACGTCATTTAACAGACTCATGATCACCCCCTGAATCCTGCCGGGATCTGGCTGTAGTCCACGTTGTCGTAACTGGATTTGAAGTACGGGTCTTCGCGTTTTTCGGTGTACGTGCTTACGGACGGCGATAAGCGCAGGGAAAGCTCATCCCATTTTTCCCGCAGCTTCGACGGGCTGAGCACGTTACGGCACCAGAACGGATCGCGGCTGACGCGGCTGTACATCTCGCAGATTTGTTTGTGAGTACGACCATCCTGCACACACATCAGGCGAATTTCGTTTGCCCAGGCTGTCCAGTTCGGTTCTTTGGGACGAACCACCTCGCCGTCACATTCGGCAGCCTGCTCGTACAGGGCAATGATTTTTTTCCAGAGCCACTGTGCACAGGTCAAATCATCCTGCGTTCCCCACTGGCGCTTTTTAGGGCTGAATACAACCGCATCAGGATGGCGAGTTAAAAAATCCTGTTCAGCCGTCTGCGTGTCCGGTTGCGAAGCGTCCGGACGAGAAGGTTTTTTATCTGACGGATCATGTTTTGATTTTACTGACGGATCCCCGCCAGATTCTGACGGGTGAAAACCCGCTTTTTTGCCAGATTTCGACGCATCAAATTTTGACGGGTCAGATTTTGATGCGTCAGATTTTGACGGGTCAGAATCTGACAGTTGAGAAAATGCCGCTGCCTGAAGCTTCGCAACGTTAAGCTGATAAACATTCGACGCATTGCGGTTACCCTGGCGACGCGCCTTACGCGTTAACCAGCCTTCTGCTTCCAGCCGTGCGATAGCCGTTCTGACGGTACTCATCCCCGCGCCAATCTGACGGGCAATGGTTTCAATTGATGGCCAGCACACACCTTCGTCATTACTGAAATCAGCCAGGCGGGCCATAATTGCCACGCTGGATAACTTCATGCCTGATGCAGCGCAACCATCCCATACATAGCCGGTTAATTTAGTGCTCATGACCGACCTCTATTTCCCTGAATTTACGACGAAACTGTTCGAGCGGGCTGAAGCACTCATGCTCATAGCCTTCACGGAGGTAGATAACCCGTTGTGTTTCCGGCTCCCAACGAATGACTCTGACGGGTACTCCGTAGTGATCTTTGAACCAGCGGTTAACTTGTCGCAAAGGACTGTCTCCTTCTGCCGGTTGAAATCACCCACAGCCCACTCAGCAAAGCTGTGGGTTACAATTTCCCTGTCACCTGGTACATTTACTGCATAGCAATACTCCACCTTCGCTTTTCCACCCGGTACAGGAAGCGCAATCAGTTGCGAGCGACGGTAGTGTGTTGTTAAACTGTTCATGCGTTAGTTTCTCCACAGTCACGACACGCCACGGCGCCCGGAGCTGCACACTCGCGGGCGTCACTACTTTCTGAAACGCAAAAGATTTTGTAGACCAGTGCTGCATGCTCCTGCAGCTTCGAAATTGAGAGGTACAGCTCATCGTTAATTGCTGTCTTCTCATGCGGTTCCACTACACCATCTTCAATTGCTGAACGAATCTGTTTTGAATAACTGCCGATCTGTTCAATGACCTCCAGCAGGCGTTGGTTGATATCGGCGTTGTCCACATCCTCGATGTCAGGAAGAGACACAAAGACGCCATTTGCAGACTGCGCCACAGCGTCAGCAATGAAGTGAGTTCCACCAGCACGTTGCAAAATCATTGCCCATCCCAGCGGGAAAATCTGATCGCCATCGGCACGAAGGCGGTTAAATAATGCGTTCTCTGTTACATCCAGCCAGTCAGCAGCTTCAGCGTACCCCCCCGGCAACGCTGCGATAGTTTTTCTGACAGCTTTCACGTACCACTCAGGCTGTTTTTCTACTTTCCAGTGATGCTTACCCACGGTTCACCTCCTGTTCCTGTGGTTTAAACCCATTCTGGTTTTGGCTAGATTGAAAACGTGCCGGATAAAGAATCTGCATTTCGCTGACTTCACCCTTAAAAAAATTGGCTAAACGTTCTGCAAGCTCGATAGATGGAATCTGCTCCAGCCTCTCAATACGACTCAACGTCGCTGGATTGACTTGAACACCCGCAGCAACATGCTGCAAAGTGAAACCATGCGCCTTACGCACATTTCGTAATGGTGATTGCATACGCCCTCCAAATATTGCGCGTTATGCATGTTATTTCACGCAATTATTTTGCGCAAGTTGATTTGCTTATCACGCAATAAAGAAATGTAATAAACGCATGAACATAGGAAACCGAGTCAGACAACTTCGCCAAGCGAAGAACATGAAAATCGCCGATCTCGCTGAAGCGATAGGAGTAGATGCGGCGAACATCTCGCGCTTAGAAACGGGTAAGCAAAAACAATTTACCGAACAAACACTGAGTAATATTGCCAAGAGCTTAGGTGTTGATATTGCTGATCTCTTTACCTCTGCCCACAAAAGTAATACTGTATATAAAAACAGTAATAATGAGGATGTTGCGCAGGTGAAGGATGTGTTCCGTATTGAAATGCTGGATATCAGTGCCAGTGCGGGAAATGGCCTTATCCAGGGCGGTGATGTCATTGATGTGATTCATGCCATCGAATACAGAACTGATAATGCTGTATCAATGTTCGGCGGACGACCAGCCAATCACATCAAAGTTATCAACGTTCGTGGGGACAGTATGTGTCCAACCATTGAGCCAGGAGATCTCATCTTCGTTGATGTCAGCATCAATCAGTTTGATGGTGATGGTATATATGTCTTTGGTTTTGATGACAAAATATACGTTAAAAGACTTCAAATGATTCCTGACAAACTGCTGGTGATTTCTGATAACCAGATTTACCGTGAATGGGGAATTACTAGCGAAAACGAACACCGATTCATGGTCTTTGGAAAGGTCTTAATCAGTCAGTCGCAAACCCTTAAGAGACATAATTAACCTCAATATCCCATCCATCGGCCACCGAAAGGTGGCTTTTTATTACCTATAAATTTGCATATCTCGCAAATATCACTTGCATATCTCGCAATTTAATTTTATCTTTTGTTCCAGACCAACTACAGGATTACAACAAAATCTAGTTGCAACACGGTGCATGTGTCGTAAGCAGTCAGTAAATGTCAAAAACGAACAGGCAGGACGCCCACGAAGTAGCCGCCTGGGGCATATGAAGTCCAGGATGATTCGTTAGCAACAAAAAAGCGCCCTACAGGACGCTTAGCTCTTTAACAATCTGGTCCCCATCAACAAGTAACTGATAACTTGAGGAGGTGTGAAATGCACAAAACAGAACCAAAAATCGTCGCGCCCGGATACACAAATGAGGAAATTTACGAGTGGATGGCAAAGAAGCTGGCAGCTATAAACCAGCTTCGTGAAGTGCTGTCTTATCGACAGGAAACAATAGACTCCTTAAAAAAACTGGATCAGGAAATCACGGTTTTATCACAGGATGCTACTTTAGATATTGTGCAGACAAATTAGGATCCCATTCATTTTCGTCAAAATCATCAAAGTGATGAATTTGTGATCTCCAGTCACGATAATCTAAAAATTTCTGGGCGGTTACGCTTATTTTATCAAGTGTGAGTTCATCCTGAATTGAAAGAAGAAGTTCATCAAATTTCATCTCATTAATCTGTTTTGGCATCCAGTGATGCTTCATCAGAATAAGGTGAACCAGAGCCTTTTTCCCATTCAACTGATTATAGGGAGTGCCGAATTTCTTCCGGTGCTCATGTAAGACAAGGTCCAGAAGAGTAAGTAATGTTGCTCTTGATTCAACTTTGCTTATTTCGACTGATGACACTACCCCACTGATTTCAATGCCCCGATACTTTCCAACATTTTCACAGTGGGATTTGTACAGCGTATAGATATTACCGGACATTTCTTTTCCTTTTGCGTTGTTGGGGATAACCAGATTAACCGAATCCTTGTTGTTGGGGAATAACCAGGTCCACCTCGCCTGATGTGGCTAAAAGCAGGCACATAACAGCTAAGTATTTTTAACCAGAGAGAATCCTTAGCGTTGTGGTGAATGCGGCTCAGCGCACGCGGGTTAAGGTTGAGGCTGACAGTCGACCTTCTGTGGATACCCACCCGTCTGGTGTGCAACCTTCGCCAGGCACCGGGAGGCACCCGGCACCACAACTTTATGCTGTGTGTAGTCCTGGAGGTACCAGTTTGTACCCTTGCTTCCGGCTGGTACCGTCCTTTTTACAAAACAGAGAAGAGCATCACCGGACGACGGGCTCATAACCCAATCCATCCGGGCGGCTGCCACCGCAGGTGTTCTTCTCTGTTTTGTGGAGAAACTAATCGGCCTTGCAGGGTCGATATGATGAGGAGCAGCAAAATGGCTAGCGAACGCAGTACTGATGTGCAGGCATTTATCGGGGAGCTGGACGGCGGCGTATTTGAAACCAAAATCGGCGCAGTTCTCAGTGAAGTCGCTTCCGGTGTGATGAACACGAAAACCAAAGGTAAGGTCTCACTCAACCTGGAAATCGAACCATTTGATGAGAACCGTGTGAAAATCAAACACAAACTCTCATATGTTCGCCCGACTAACCGCGGGAAAATTTCCGAAGAAGACACCACCGAAACGCCGATGTATGTCAATCGCGGTGGTCGCCTGACTATTCTGCAGGAAGACCAGGGACAGTTACTGACTCTTGCCGGTGAACCTGACGGAAAACTCCGCGCAGCAGGTCGTTAATATCGTTTTTAATTAACTGATTATTTATCTCATCACTGAATATCTTTATATAGTGAGGACTTATTATGTCTCAGAACTTAGACGCAACCGCAATTAATCAAATCCATGCCCTTATTTCTGCTCAGGGTGTTAATGAAATTATCAGTAAGATTGGTGCCGATGCTGTGGCATTGCCTGAGAATTTCCGCATTCATGATCTGGAAAAATTTAATTTAAATCGCTTCCGTTTCCGTGGTGCGCTTTCCACTGCCAGCATCGATGACTTTACCCGTTATTCTAAAGATCTTGCAGATGAAGGCACCCGCTGCTTTATCGATGCTGATAATATGCGTGCCGTCAGTGTGCTTAACCTGGGTACTATTGATGAACCAGGTCACGCAGATAACACCGCCACACTCAAACTGAAAAAGACAGCACCGTTCTCTGCTCTGTTGTCTGTTAACGGCGAGCGTAACTCCCAGAAGTCACTGGCAGAATGGATTGAAGACTGGGCCGACTATCTTGTGGGCTTTGATGCTAATGGTGACGCTATTCAGGCAACAAAAGCGGCTGCGGCTGTCCGTAAAATCACGATTGAAGCAAACCAGACCGCTGATTTTGAAGATAATGACTTCAGCGGCAAACGCTCCCTGATGGAGTCTGTCGAAGCGAAGACCAAAGACATTATGCCAGTGGCATTTGAATTTAAATGCGTTCCGTTTGAAGGTCTGAAAGAACGTCCGTTTAAATTACGCCTCAGTATTATCACTGGCGATCGTCCTGTACTGGTTCTGCGCATTATTCAGCTGGAGGCGGTGCAGGAAGAAATGGCTAACGAATTTCGTGATCTGCTTGTTGAGAAATTCAAGGACAGCAAAGTAGAAACCTTTATTGGTACTTTCACCGCCTGATTTCATTACTGCAAATGCCCTTGCGGGGGCATTTATGGAAACGTAATTTACTCAATAATCGCCGGATGGTGAGGGATTCTTTTTACCAGAATTCAGCGCGGTGCAGCGCATATACGTGGAGAACAAAATGTCATTTATTAAAACTTTTTCCGGGAAGCATTTTTATTATGACAGGATAAATAAAGACGACATCGATATTAACGATATCGCGGTTTCCCTTTCAAATATCTGTCGCTTTGCCGGTCATCTTTCGCACTTCTACAGCGTCGCCCAACATGCGGTTCTTTGCAGCCAGTTGGTGCCGCAGGAATTTGCTTTTGAAGCGTTAATGCATGATGCAACAGAAGCGTATTGCCAGGACATTCCCGCACCACTGAAACGCCTTCTTCCTGACTATAAACAAATGGAAGAAAAAATAGACGCCGTAATCCGTGAGAAATACGGGTTACCCCCAGTTATGAGTACGCCCGTGAAATATGCCGATCTCATCATGCTGGCAACCGAACGCCGCGATCTCGGGCTTGATGATGGCTCTTTCTGGCCTGTACTGGAAGGTATCCCGGCAACAGAGATGTTCAACGTGATTCCACTGGCACCGGGCCATGCCTACGGGATGTTTATGGAACGCTTTAACGAGTTATCGGAGTTACGCAAATGCGCATGAATGTTTTCGAAATGGAAGGGTTTCTTCGTGGGAGATGTGTACCGCGAGATCTGAAAGTAAATGAAACAGATGCTGAATACCTGGTGCGTAAATTCGATGCGCTTGAAGCTAAATGTGCAGCACAGGAAAACAAAGTAATACCAGTGTCAACTGAACTGCCACCAGCAAATGAAAGTGTTTTGTTATTCGATGCTAACGGAGAAGGCTGGCTAATTGGCTGGCGTTCTCTCTGGTACACCTGGGGACAAAAAGAAACCGGAGAATGGCAGTGGACATTTCAGGTCGGGGACCTTGAAAACGTCAATATCACTCACTGGGCAGTAATGCCAAAAGCACCGGAGGCTGGAGCATAATGACCACTTTTACCGACAAAGAACTGATTAAAGAAATTAAAGAGCGTATCAGCAGCCTTGACGTGCGAGACGATATTGAGCGCCGTGCTTATGAAATCGCACTCCTATCTCTGGAAGTAGAACCAGATGAACGCGAAACTTATGAATTATTCATGGAAAAGCGTTTCGGTGACTTAGTAGATCGTCGGAGAGCAAAAAACGGCGATAACGAATACATGGCATGGGATATGACTCTCGGTTGGATCGTCTGGCAGCAACGAGCTGGTATCCATTTTTCAACAATGTCACAGCAAGAGGTGAAATAATGGAGCCATACAGCCTCACACTCGATGAGGCCTGTCATTTTCTCAAGATATCCAGACCGACTGCCATTAACTGGATACGCACAGGGCGTCTTCAGGCAACACGCAAAGATCCCACTAAGAATAAATCTCCTTACCTCACAACACGACAAGCCTGCATTGCGGCTCTTCAGTCTCCGCTGCATACTGTCCAGGTGAGCGCGGGTGATGGCA